TTCCAAGAGAACGCGAGCATGAGCGGCGTGGCCAAGGTCAACGGCGGCGCGGCCATCATCCGGGCGTGCTACGGGGCGGCCCACCCCGACAAGGCGTTCGCCGCCCTCCGCGCTGCCACCGGAAGCTACCGGTTCCTGGGGATCTACCAGTACCTGGTGGCCGGCCAGGACGTCACAGCCCAGGCGAGCGCCTTCATCAGGCTGGCCGGGAAGCTGGCCCCGCACGAGATCCCCATCCTGGACCTGGAGGAAGGCTCCGGCAGCCAGTGGGCCCGCGCGGACCAGTGGTGCAACCAGGTCGACGCCGCCCTCGGCCTGTCGTCCCGGCCGCTCCCGTACCGCTCCTGGGTCTACTCCGGCGAGGACTTCGCCCGCGAGCACGGCCTGGCCCCCATCTTCGCCAGCGCCCGCCACACCTGGGTAGCCGCCTACGGCTCCGCCGAGCCGTCTCTCGGTCACACCCTCTGGCAGTCCACCGACGGCAAGGTGGGCGCTCACATCACCTCCTGGCCCGGCGCGGGCCGCTGCGACACCAGCGTCTACCACGGCACCATCGGCCAGCTCGCCTCGCTCATCACCCCGCCAGCGCCCTCAGGAGCACCCGTGGCCATCACCACCTACAAGACCACCGGCCGCGAGTCCCTGTTCGAGATCGCCGCCGAGCGCAAGACCAGCCCGAGCATCATCCTGCGCCTGACCATGAACGCCAACGGCGGCCTGTTCCCGGCCGAGGTCGCCGGCTACCTCAACGCCGGCGGGAACCTGAAGGCCCCGATGGCCGCGGGCATCAGCCTGCGCGTCCCGGCGTGACCGGCCCGGTAGAGACCAAGACCGCCGCCCACGCATCAGCCGCGGCGGTCACGGGCGTGGTGACGTGGGCGCTGGTCCAGTTCGTCCCGTACTTCCACGCCGGCCTGCCCGGTCCGCTGGCCACGTTCCTGCCGTTCGCCGTATCCGGCTTCCTCGGCGCCGCCGCGGGGTTCCTGGCCCCGCACACCCCGCGGGCTGACATCCCGCCTCCCGCGCACGCAAAGCCCTGAGATGCCCCGCATAATGTGATCACCGCGCCGCCAACGGCGCACCAGCGACACCACCCGCAACGGGAGCACCATGCCAGCACTGGCTCCCGAGAAGCGGGCGGCCATCCTCGCGGACATCCGGTCCGGCCGGAAGTCCCGGAACGCCATCGCCCGCGAGCACGGCGTCTCTGCCGGGACCGTCACGAACATTGCCCGCCAGGCAGGGCTGACTGCTGCCTTTGACCGGTCAGCCACCAAAAGCGCGACCGAGGCAGCCGTCGCTGACCTCCGCGCCATCCGGGTGACCACGTCCCGCCGGTTCCTGGTGGAGACGAACCTGCTGCTGGACCAGATGCACCAGCCGCACACGGCGTTCAACTTCGGCGGGAAGGACAACACCTACGAGGAGCACGAGTTCCCCGAGCCGCCGGTGGACGCCAAGCGGACCCTGATCACGTCGGCGGCCATCGCCTACGACAAGCACCTGGCCCAGGAGCGCCACGACGCTGACGACGGCTCCGGGCTGTCCGCGGTCGACGCCTGGCTGCGGGGCATGCTAGGCGAGACGAAGTAGCCGGGCGTGCAGGTCTCCCCGCTGGCGGGCAAGCAGCTGGAGTCGGTCCGGCTGGCCACGGCCCGGCTGAACATATGGGAAGGCTCGGTCCGGTCGTCCAAGACGATCTCCAGCCTGATCGCCTGGCTGCGGTTCGTCCGCACCGCGCCACCGGGCAACCTGCTGATGGCGGGGAAGACCGAGCGGACGCTGAAGCGCAACATCATCGACCCCCTGACGGAGATGCTCGGCCCGGCCCGGTGCCGGCTGGTGCAGGGGTCGGGGGAGCTGTGGCTGCTCGGCCGCCGCGTCTACCTGGCCGGCGCCAACGACGAGCGCAGCCAGGAGCGCATCCGGGGACTGACCCTGTCGGGCTGCTACGTCGATGAGATTTCAACGATCCCGCAGTCATTCTGGTCGATGCTGCTGTCGCGGCTGTCCGTCGAGGGCGCGCGGCTGTTCGGCACGTCGAACCCTGATTCCCCGGCGCACTGGCTGAAGGCCGACTTCCTGGACCGCGCCGCGGTGTGGCTCGGCCAGGACGGCGTGACCGACTACAGCGAGGACGGCCTGGACCTGGCCAGGTTCAGCTTCCGCCTAGCGGACAACCCGCACCTGCCGCCCGCCTACGTCCGCTCGCTGGAGCTGGAGTTCGTCGGGTTGTGGCGGAAGCGGTTCATCGAGGGGCTGTGGGTCGCGGCCGAGGGCGCGGTCTACGACATGTTCGATGAGTCCCGGCACGTCGTGGACGTCATGCCCGTCATCAAGCGCTTCATAGCGGTATCGGTCGACTACGGCACCCGTAACCCGCTGCACGCCCTGCTGCTCGGCCTGGGCGTCGACCGGCGGCTCTACATCGTCTCGGAGTGGCGGTGGGACTCGCGGGCCCGGCTGCGGCAGCTCACCGACGTGGAGTACTCCGCGAAGCTCCGCGAGTGGCTCGGCGCGGTCAAGTACCCCGGCAGCCAGCTCTACGGCGTCACGCCCGAGCGGTTCATCGTGGACCCCTCGGCGGCCAGCTTCATCCGGCAGCTGCACAACGACCACCTGCCGGTCATGGCCGCCGACAACACGGTGCTGGACGGCATCCGGCTGGTGTCCTCGCTATTCGGCACCGGCCGCCTGCTGATCAGCCGGTCATGCAAGGCGCTGATCGGGGAGCTGTCCTCCTACGTCTGGGATGACGCCGCCCGGCTGCGAGGCGAGGACAAGCCGCTGAAGCTAAACGATCATGGAAATGACGCACTCAGGTACGGCCTGCGAACGACACAGCAGGTCTGGCGGAACCTGATCATTCCGCCCGAGAAGCCGCGGCCCGAGCAGGACTATTTCGACGTGGCGCTCTAGCAAGATCATTCTTGCGAGAAATCGCAGGTGGCAAACAGCGCGACCTGCGCATACCTGCGCCACTGCGGAAACATCAGCCCCGTAGGTTACGATGCAGACCAGCAGCGCATCGCGCTAGCTCCTCGGCCGTAACGGCCACTCAGGTTCACCCGCAACGGGCAGGCTCCGAAGACCTTCAGGAGTTCCGCCCGTGCCCACCGCGCGCACCCAGCAGGCGACTGCCGGCGTGCGCGCGTCCCGCTCCGCCCGGCGACGCATCTGCCACCTCCGCAACGGAGCGCAGGCCGCCGTCTTTGTCGGCACCGCCCGATATGCTCTACCTGCACTAATAGGTCCCGGCGACTGCGCTAACAGCCCCGGGACGTGGCCACACCTGGATCGAAGGTGCGACATGCCCGATGCTACCCCGCGCCACATCTGCGCGGTCGAGACCTGCGACACCCGGGGCGAGAGCCAGGGCCGCGCGCTGCTCTGCGCGGGTCACGCAGCCCGCAAGCGCAAGTACGGTGACCCGCTGGCCGGCCCGCCCATCCAGGTGAAGATCCCGTGCGCAGGACTTCAGTGCTCGCACGGGACCTGTGACCGCCCGGCCGAGCGCGGCGGCATGTGCGGCGCCCACCATCAGCGCCAGCTGGCCGGCAAGCCCCTCGACGTCCCGATCCAGGCCAGGCTGACCGGGATCCCATACGAGCGGAACGTCGGCAGCCAGTGCAGCGACGGCGAGTGCGAGGACGCCGCGACCCGCAAGGGGCTGTGCGACAAGCACTACCGCCGTGTCCGCCGGATCGAGAACGGCGATCAGATCAGGGCCACCATTCAGGCCTGGCGCGACCGGACCCGCGATGAGCGCCGGGCCGTCTTCCGCGCATGGGAGAAGGCCAACCCGGAGAAGGTCCGGATGCGCAGCCGGAGCAGCGAGGCGCGCCGCCGCGTGGTGATCGGCCACCCGGACCCCGTGAACTACGAGCGCGTCCTGGCCGAGCACGGCATGGCCTGCCACATCTGTTCTGGCGACATCCCGACCGTGGCCGACCTGCATTTTGACCACGTGATCCCGCTGGCCCGCCACGGTCGGCACACGCCGTCGAACATCCGGCCTGCTCACAAGATCTGCAACCTCCGCAAGGGCACCAAGCTCATGTCGGAGCTGACCTGGGCGAAGGGGGGTGATGAAGCGGAATGAGTATGCCAATCACCCAGCAGTACCCTTCGGAGATCGGCTTGCCTACCTCCCAGCCGATCGATGACCGGCAGATGTCCATGCTCCCCGTGGGAACTGGCGAATGGCCGCCGGCCAAGTTCAATCCGGTGGCATTCCAGCACGCCCTGTGGAATTCATGGTGGGTCGGAGACCGGCAGCGCCTTGCCGAGACGTATTACAACCTCGGATCAAACAGCCCCTCGGGCCGAGCGTTCTTCAGCACGACCGGCGAGAAGGGGCAGCCCACGGCGCGCCCTGGCCAGTCCAGGGGCGGCCTGCTGGGATCGGTTGAGTACTCGTTCTGGTTACGAGGGGTGACCCCACGCCCCCGGGCGAGAAGCGCACCAAGCTGCACGTGCCCATCGCCGGCGACATCGCGCAGACCTCTGCCAGCCTGCTGTTCGCCAAGCCCCCGGAACTGAAGACCACGCTGCCCGGGCCAGCCGGCGTCGCCAACCAGGCGTGGCTGGACGAGCTGATCGATGACGGCTTCCACGCCCGCCTGCTGGAGGCCGCCGAGATGTGCTCGGCCCTCGGCGCGGTCTACCTCCGCATCGTCTGGGACACGACGGTCAGCGACAAGCCGTGGATCCAGCCCGTCCCGGTGGATGTCGCGGTCCCGGACTTCTCCTACGACAAGCTCCGCTCGGTGACGTTCTGGCGGGTCCTGGAGGACGACGGCACCGACGTGACCCGGCACCTGGAGATGCACGTCCCGCAGTCCAACCAGATCCAGCACGGCCTGTACCAGGGCGATCAGACGGACCTGGGCGAGTCGGTGCCGCTGGCCATGCACCCGTCGACCGCGGGCCTGGCAGGCAGCCTGCCGGACGGCGTGCTGAACCTGCCCGACCTGCCCTTCGACGCCTCCACGGTGGTCTACGTCCCGAACATCAGGCCCAACAAGATCTGGCGGGACCTGGGCCCGGAGTTCTGGCCGCTGGGCCGGTCGGACTACCAGGGCGTAGAGCCGCTGATGGACTCCCTGGACGAGGTCTACAGCTCGTGGATGCGCGACATCCAGCTGGCCGTCAGCCGCCTCATCGTCCCGCCGGAGTACCTGGACAACATCGGCAAGGGGAAGGGCGCGGTCTTCGAGCCTGACAAGCGCGTCTACGTGCCCATGAACATGCTGCACGACGGCAGCGGCACGCCGATGATCACCGCTAACCAGTTCGCCATCCGGTGGGCGGAGCACCAGAACACCTGCCAGGACCTGGTGAACCGCATCATCCAGGAGTCCGGTTACTCCCCGCAGTCCTTCGGGGACTACGCGGGCGGCGCGGTCACCGCGACGGAGATCGAGGCCCGCGAGCGCACCTCCCTGCTGACCCGCAGCAAGAAGGTCACCTACTGGCGGCCCTGCCTGCAGGACATCATCTACTCGCTGATGTGCGTGGCCCGGGAGTACTTCGGGGCGACGGCGATCACCCCGGAGCGGCCCGACATCAACTTCGGCGAGGTGGCGCTGCCCGACGAGTCGGCGCTGGCCCAGACCGTCGCCACCCTCGCGGGCGCCGCGGCGGCG